CCCAAGAGCTTGCGCCAAGGCATTCGCTTGACCCAAATAACCCGAAGCCCGCGCCTGCCCGGCTCCCATCATCAAATTGCCGACATTTGCGCCCATTTGGCCTGCCGCCCCAGATACCTGTTCAGCAGCAGCTTGTCCAGCTCCATAAAGACTTCCTAAAGTTCCAAGGCGGGTTCCAAGCTGTGCTTGAGCGCGATTAAACGCGTTCATATATTCCTGCGAAGCCAACTCTTGCCCGAAACGCTGGGTTCCCATCAACGTCCGTCCAGACAGCAATCCGCCTCTTGCGGCAGCCCCGCGCTCTAATGCTTTGGTGCCCTCTGCCAAACGAAACGCGTAACCAGGGTCCATTGATAAATCTTCAGGGCGATAACCGCGAGCCAGCATTCCATAATCGGCAGCGGTCTTATCGCCGCCTATGCCAAGCAATCGCATCAATTCATTTTGCGACGTAATCCCGGCTTGGCGAAATGGCTCTGCTAACTCTGTTTGCCTTTCGAAAATGTCTCTTTGAACTTGCTGCGCTTCGGCGGAGGCCCGCTCTTGAGCTTGTGCAGCCTTTTTTGCGCCACGAGAACCGATTGCTGCGCTACCAACGCTGCTGACTGCGGCAACTGTTGCTGATACTGGATCAGGCATGGGAAAACTCCGCTCGATATTCTGAGTAATTCTCGCCGTATAGTGCCATCACGGCTGGGGCTTTTGCCATAGCAGAATCATAGCCTTGGCACAAGATAAGGGTTAATAGCACGATGTCGTAATACCCGGCCCGCCACATAAACGACCGCTCGTCGGGGGCACCCAGCCGCTCAGCACGATTGGCCGCTTCCCACTTCAGCACGGCTGTCGCCAACGCAGACTGCAATGAGGCGACATGGGCAAGATAAAACGGGTTAGCCGGGAACGTCACGAAAATGCTCCATATCGCTTTTTGGAGCGTTTCTGGGGCAATTTCGTCACGATCCACTGCGTCATCTAGCGTTTGGGTAATCCGCCATAAATCGAGTAGCCAAGCCGTCGCGTCAGGCGGCAGTTCCCACGCCTGATAGTGCGACAGCAGTGACTCTTCCTGCGGGGTCACGAAATCTCCCGCCCCGACGCTCGGATGTTGATGGACGTGGCCGTGGAGGCAATCGTTGAGATAAAACCCCCAGGCGCCAGCACCTGCCCTACGATCTCTGGGAACGTATAGGTTTCCGAGGGCAGCAGGGTCTTGGCCTTGATAACAAGGTTCTGGTTGCCGGACGTGTCCAAGGCGGTCACGAGGTTAATTGAGATCGTTCGGGCGGACGTGTCGTAGTTCGTCGCCGTGAACTTGTCGATAATCGTCGTCACGTTAGTCGCCGTGTACTGCGTGGTCTGCGAGGACTCCGCAATCTTGGACGGGACTAGGACTCTGACTTGAACTGCCATAATGACCTCAGCTAAATTTGAATCGGACGCGCCCGTTAAGTCCCGGCTGGCCGTCGTTGCCGCCGAATATCGGATCGCCGCCGTCGCCGCCACCGCCCGCTGTCAAGTTTGCGACACCGAGGACACTTGCCGCGCCGGCCTGCTCTTGCACCGCACCGCCGTTACCATCGGTATTGGTCGTAGCGCCGCCCGAAGCCGTGCCACCCGCGCCTTGGTTGCCGCCGTTAATACCGAACGCACCGCCACCGCCTGCGCCTCCGGTGCTAATCATTGCGGCAATAGTAAACGTGCCAGAAGAAACCGTCGATGTTCCGCCCGCATAGCCCGTGGCATTGCCTGCAACGCCATTAGCGCCTCCATCGCCGACCGCCCAAACCAAGGTCTTGTTGGTGTCTGCGCCGACCACAGCGACTACGGTTTTGGTATACGCGCCCGACCCACCGCCCCCGCCGGGGTTCGACTGGGTTTCGATGCCGCCGCCGTCTAAAAAGATGATGCTTTCGATGCCCCACCCGCCACCGCCTCCGCCGCCCCATGCCTCGATGGTCAGCGTCGTAAAGCTAAGTGCCGTGATGTCGGGGAACACCAGCGTTCCCGACCCCTGGGAATAGTCGTAGACGCCCGCCCCGGTGCCTCCGGTCGTGCCTGCAATCGCGGCTGCGAGCGTAGCGCCACCCATTAGGTCAGCCCCGCCCCAGAAATCAACCACGAGGTCGTCGCAATCTTGACGCAGGTCGCAATGCCGTTCTGCGCGAGCGTGCGGGTGCCGGTCGTGGTGCTATTGGCAAGCGTCAGCGTGTCGGTCGTAATGGCAATTGAGAGCGCCGATGAGTTGATGTTGACGATGATAAATACCGTGCCGACGGGAAACGCGACCGTGCCGTTAGCCGGAATCGTCAGCGTCTTGCTGGTGCCGTTCATCAGAATCGACTTGCCGCGATCCGACAGCGCAAGCGTGTAGTTGTCGGTATGCGAGTTCTGCGGGGCGTCTCGATAGCCGACAGCGTGGTTGACGTTCGGCGTAGCGTTATCGGGAATCAGCGGCGTGCCGGTAAAGGTCGGCGAGGCAATCGGCGCGTAGGTTGCTGCGGCTACCGTCGTTGTTAGCCCGTTGGTAATGCCGTAGCCCGCAAGCGTGGTCGGCGTGCCCGTAATGTTCGCCCACGGAATGTCCCCCGTGGCAAAGTCGTTGATGCCCGGAATGTTGTCGTAGGAGCGAATGAGAACGTCGTTGGCGTCCGCCACATCGAAGCGGTACGTCTGGGCTTCATCTAGCCAAATCTCCTCTGCGGGGCGCCCTGCGGAGTCTAGAATGATCGGAAACGAGTTCTGGCTGACGCCCGAGGCGGACGTATACGTCACCGCCGGGTTTGTCGTGCCTGCGGCGTAGGTGTAGATTTTGCCGCCCGAGAGGATGTCCCCGTTGTTGTCGAGGAACTGCGCTCCGGCGCCTGCGAGCGATGAAAGGTAAACAGTCATACGTACACCTGCATAACGGTCAAGATGATGGAGGGAATTGCCGGAACTGGCGCCGAAGCGGCAAACTGCTGTAACTGCACGCTCAAGTCGTCAACGGAAAAGTAAAGTTGGAAGTAATCGCCATTAGACAACGGCAAGAAAAAGTTAGCCGCTGAGAAGATTTCGGCGTTGTTGCCTTGAATCTGAATCAACGAACCCGCGTTGGCGACCGCCGTGCCATTGATGGCGGGCCAAATGAAAAGTTTGCCTGTGCCGCCCGAAGTCTTATCCACTTGAATCGAAAACTGTACGTTGTAAATCGCAGGGCGAGTCACTTTGATCTTGCTGCTATCGGCGGGGTCGCGGTACACGCCATACGCAGGATCAGCATTGTTATACGTGATGGCCGTTGCGGTATTGATTACCGTCGCCGTTTGCGTTTGCGTTGAGAAAAACGATCCGTAGTTAATAAGACCCGGCTCAAATCGAGGCGGTCCTTTTTGAAGATCGTCAATTTGCCTTTGCAACACCGCTACTTCATCTTCTACGACCGAAGAGAGCGGTGAACCAACTTCAAGGTCGGCGATGCTGGTAGCCGTGGTCCCGCTGCCCGTCAACGTGAATTGGTTGTTAAGGAACCGAAACCACTCACGCGAAATAAGACCCGTCCGTTCGTCGATGAACGGGACGCGAGGGGCGGGGATGTTGGTAATGTTTGCCATTACGCGGTCGTCCCGCTCAGTTCCAATTCGGCACCCATGATGGCTACTTTGACAGGATCGGTGCCGCTGATTTCATACACCCGGTCGCGGATTTTGGTGGTCATGCCGAGCCGTCGGAAGAGCGCCCGATAGCCGTATTGCCCGATGCGGCCCATGCCCGTCGTGCGCTCGCTCGTCCACGTATGCCCGCCATCGTCCGACCAGCGCAGCATCATGCGCGGTTCGGCGCCGACGACCGTTTGCCGCTCCACAAGAATGTAGTCGCCCGTGTTGCTGCCAATCGGCAGGTACGATGCGCCGTTGGCCGTATCAATGGCATCCACGACCGTAAAGGCTGTGCCGCTGCTATCAAGGACTGTGGCGGTGACGGTATACGAATCGGCGCTCGACGACAGCACTGTCCACGGCGGGCCGGCAATGACTTCGCCGCCTTGTTCGGTCATCAAAAAATCGCCGTTTTCGGTCAGAAGCAACACCGTCTCGTAGACGCTGTAGCCTTCAAGGCCGACGCCGGTTTCAAGGTCGATTTGCAACGAGTGATGGGCCGTGCGCTTGAGGTTGTTCGCGCCAGTCGGCAGCGCTCGCCACGTCCGCAGCCATTTCTGTACCGCGCCATCGTCGGCGTATACGTCAAGGCTAAAAATATATACCTTGCCGTTTTCGTAATCGCCGACGTGCGGGTCGCCGTTAAAGCGAGCGTGGTTGTTGCCACGGTGACGCTTGAAGTCGCCAAGCCGAAAGCCTGCGCGTTCATGCCATGCGCCGGTCGCGGCGTCATACACCCAGGTCGTATCCGCACCCGTAAAGTTCAGCACGTAGAACGTGTGGCCGTCCTGCTGATAGGTGTACCCCGTCGCGTCCGAAAGATCAGCGTATTGTTGGATGGCAAACTCGACCGCGTGCGTCGAGATACGCACAGCTTGGTAGCCTTGCGCCCGGTACACGATGCCTTGGCCGCGAGCGTCGGCGCCGAGCCAAAAAACGCTGTTGTCCATTTTGGCAACGGAGTACGGCGCAATGCAGCCGATTTCGTTGTACGCGCCTTGGATGCGGGTCAGCGGAAAGTCTGCCTCGCCTGCGTTGTACCAAACCTCAACGCTGTTGGTGCCGAACAACCACGCTTCGCGGTGGTCGATGATGAGCGACACAAGCCCATCGGGGGAGCCTTCGGCAGAGGCAAAGTCAAGCGGGTCAATGGACGTGCCATCAAGCAGTGCGGTGACCCATACGCGCTGACTGTCGGGTTCGTTGAAAACGAAATAACCGTCCAAATAGCCAACCGTGACCGCGCCCGGAAAGTCGGGGTCGGTGATCTGCGCAAAGCCTAATGTATCTACATTGTAGATATACGAGTCGGGATTGCAGGCAATGAAAATCTGCGTGCCGTTGTCGGCCATCGACACCGGGCCGGTGCCTGTCACATCGCCGATCTTGGTCGCGGTGTAGCCCGTGGTGACGCGGTAAAACTCTAGGCCGCTCACGACATAGAGGAAATTGCCAAGGTTGTAGAGGCCA